GGCTAGCAAGAGGCATTCATCCTTATAGAAAAAACAAAAAAGATGTTTTTGGTTGGGTTGTTAGCTTATCTACAAAAGTTCAAAAAGAAGTTGCTCAAGATAAAATTTTAAAGTATTTAGATAAATCTTTTATTGAAGAAATAATAATGAATACAGGAAAGAAAAACAGCCCTGAATATGGCGTTATAGATACTATTGTTATTAAAAATGTTTTTGGTGGGCTTTCAAGAATCTCTTTCAAATCGTGCGAAGAAGGAAGAGAGAAGTTTCAAGGGACATCTCTTGATTTTGTGTGGTTCGACGAAGAACCGCCAGAAGATATTTACAACGAATGCAAAATGAGAGTTCTGGATAAATGTGGCGACATTTTCGGAACAATGACTCCACTTAAAGGTCAAACTTATATTTACGATCAAATATATCTTAACACCAATAATGATCCTGAAGTTTATTCAATTTTTATTGAATGGGCAGATAATCCATATTTAAGCAGTGAAGAACTAAAACGGCTTACAGCATCTATGAGTGAAGAGGAATTAACAGCAAGAAGATATGGCAAGTTTTTATGCAATAACAGAAGTATGGTATACAAAGAATTCGATCCACAAATTCATGTTATTGAACCATTTGAAATACCTTATGATTTTTATGATAATATTTCAATAGACCCAGGACTTAATAATCCTTTATCGGCACATTTTTACGCTTGTGATTATGATGGAAACATATATGTTATTGCAGAACATTATGAAGCAGGACAAACAGTAGATTACCATGCTCAAAAAATTAAAGACATAGCAAAAAGCTTAAATTGGAAAACTAGAAAAGATGGAAAAATTGAAGCTCTTATTGATAGTGCCGCAAACCAAAAAACCTTAGCCAGCAATAAAAGCGTTACTGAATTATTTTTTGAGAACGGCATTGCCGTAAACCCAAACGTTAATAAAGATTTATTTACAGGCATTTCTAGAGTTAAATTGTTTTTAAAAAATGCAAATGGAGATTCTAAGCTTTTTATCTTTTCTTCATGCATTAATTTAATTAGAGAAATTAAAAATTATTATTGGGGAAACGGCGATAAACCAGTCAAAGAAGATGACCACTGCTTAGATGAACTTAGATATTACATTATGTCTAGGCCAGAACCTGCAGTTATAAAAAAAGAAAAAACAGAAATACAAAAAAACAAGGAAAAATTATATAAGCAAATTTTAAGAAAAAGAAAATTACAATAGATGTCAGTGTAATCTTGATTTTTGAAAAAAGTGTTATATGATTAAGCTGTAAACAATATTACGGAAAATGATGATAAGTGAAAAACAAGTTAGACAACAAACTTTTAACAGATATAAAAAATATCCTTCTAAAAAAAGCAGAGGGATATTTTTATGATGAAGAAATCTTTGAATATCAAAATAAAGTAGAAGATGATAAACAATTAAATTTTTTTGACACAAAGGATAACCTTGAAAAAACAAAACAAAAAAATGGAAAACAATCAAAAAAAGAAAATACCAACCTTATACTTACTAAGAAAAAAGTTACCACGCACCATGTTCCGCCTGATTTGCTTGCTGTTAAAATGCTTGTTGAAATTTTTGGGGAAAAGGTAAATCTTCAACAAGATTTATACGCTTTATCAGATGAAGAATTGTTTGCTTTAAAAGATGAAATAATAAATAAATTTAAGGAGTAAAAAAATATGTTTGTTGAAAAATGCCCTAGAAATGTTAGATGCGATTCGGGTAATTGTCACGAGTTTGCTTTCTATAACATAAACACAAACGGATATAAAAAAAATATTTGTTTGTGTGAAAACTGTTTTAATATGCTACTTTCAAATATGCAAAAGTGTAAAAAAGAAAATAAAATCAAAGAAGGGAGATAATATTAATGAATACACAAAAATCCGCAAAAAATAGTATAAAAAACATAAAAAACAACAAAAATTCCATAAACAACAACTATTTTTACAATGAAGATCAAGACAAAATTATTATTAAAGAAGTTCTTGAAGATTTTAATCAACGTTGTTTAGATAGAAAACCATACGAACTTACTTGGGAACTGAATATGAATTTTATGCTAGGAAATCAATATTCTTCAATTAGTCCAACAGGAGAAATTGAATTAACTCAAAAAAACTTTTATTGGGAAGAAAGAGAAGTTTACAATCATATAGCCCCAATTATAGAATCTAGATTAGCTAAATTAGGAAAAGTTAGACCAACAGTTTCTGTTCGTCCAACTGGTAGCGAACAAAGCGATTTTTATTCGGCAAAACTTGCAAAATCAATTCTGGAAACAACATCCGATAAATCTAATCTCTCAGACATAATCACCAACGCAACAATTTGGAGTGAAGTTACTGGAACCGTTTTTTATAAAGTTTTGTGGGACGACAATCTAGGAGACACAATAGGAAAAGAGAATAACAAAGAAATAAAAAATGGAGATGTTTCGATTTGTGTTTGTCCTCCATTTGAAATATATCCAGATTCTTCAGGTAGCGTTAATATTGAAGATTGTGAAAGTATTATACATGCTAGAGCATATTCGGCTAAAAAGGCAGAAGAAATTTGGGGTATAAAAGTTGAAGGAAAAGATATTGATACTTTTACTTTTGACAACTTCTTAACCAAAGGCTCAATCACAGGAAATAGCAATATACCTAAAATTACACACGCAATAAAAAGAGATCATATTTTAGTTATTGAAAAATATGTTAAACCAAATGAAAATTATCCTAACGGAAGGCTTATAATTTTGGTTGGAGATAATCTAGTTTTTGATGGCGATTTACCTTTTAGAGTTGGCAATAACAACCAATACGCATATCCTTTTATAAAACAAGTATCAACATCACAAATTGGAAGTTTTTGGGGTGTTAGCGTTATTGAAAGATGTATTCCTATTCAGAGGGCATACAATGCAATAAAAAATAGAAAACATGAATTTATGGCTAGGTTGGCTGCCGGTGTTTTAGCCGTTGAAGATGGCTCTGTTGATATTGACAATATTGAAGATGAAGGTTTAGCCCCTGGAAAAATATTAGTTTACAGAAATGGAAGTACCCCTCCTAGATTTATTGATGGAGGATCCATTCCTTATGAATTCAATAACGAAGAAGATCGATTGTTAAATGAATTTATTTCTGTTAGTGGTGTTAGTGAATTAATGAGGGATAGTACTGTTCCTTCAGCAGTTTCCAGCGGAACAGCTTTAAATATTCTTATTGAACAAGATGAAACAAGATTGTCTGTAACAGCGGAATATATACGTAGTGCTGTCAAAAAGATTGCTCAATTTATAATTCGTTTATACAAACAATTTGCTACCAATGATCGATTAACCCGCTCTTGCGATGAAAATGGAGAAATTGAAATGTTTTATTGGAACTCATCTCAACTAACAAGCGATGATGTTGTTTTAGACACAATTAACGAACTCACAGAAACACCAAGCCAACGCAAATCTATGTTAATGGAATTATATAAAAACGGATTATTAAACGATGAAAATGGTAAGTTATCAAATAGAAATAGAGCTAAACTTATTGAAGCTTTAGGTATGGGAATTTGGGAAAATTCAGCAGACATTACTCAAATGCACATTAAAAAAGCAATAAAAGAAAATCTTGAATTGACACAGTTTTTACCTTTAGAAATAGACGAACATGAAATACATATAGAAGAGCACACAAAATTTATTTTATCAGACGAAAGCAACAAATTTTCTAACGAACATATTAATAAATTACAAGAACATATTTTAGCACATAAATCAATGCTTTTTGCTTTATCACAAATAGAGCAAAACAATTATTCAAAAAAATCTTAATAGAGGATAATTTATGGAAGAAAAAACAACTTTGGAACAACCATTAAACTTGCAAAATGAAACAAACGACAATGTTCAAGAGCAAATCAATAATAATTTAGGTCAAGAGGAAACAAATTTGCAAGATGGCTCCAATTACGGAAAGTTTAAAGATGCAACAAGTTTACTTAATGCTTACAACAATTTAGAAAAAGAATTTACTAAAAAAAGTCAAAAATTAGCTGAACTTATTAAAGAACACTCAAGCAGTCAATCTATAATTAACACGCCAGAAGAAAAGGTTGCACCTATACCTTTTTTTAAACAAAAAGATTGGCAAAACGAAGTTAGTAAATTTTTTAATGAAAACCCAGAAGCAAAAGCTTTTGCTAAAGAAATAGCCTCAACCTTAATAAACGATAGAGATATTGCAAATAGTAAAAACTGTCTTAAATATGCTTATGCTTTAGCGGAGCTAAAAAACAAAGTAAAACCTGCAGAATTGCTTAACGATTCAAAATATTTAGAAGATATTTATTCCAACGAAAACATTAAAAATAAAATAATTTCAAAATATCTTCAAGATGTTAAACAAAACAAAAACAATTTAATGTTTATTTCAGGCGAAGCGAATTCAATTTCGCCAACTCGACCTAATAATAAACCTAAAAACTTAAAAGAAGCTTCTAACATTTTAAAAAAATTATTACAATCTTAATTATTTTACAAGGAGAAAATATGGTTACATTACAAACAGCAGACAGCGCATTAAAAGAAGTTTATCTTGGCGTTGTTTCAGAACAACTTAACACATCTATTAACCCTCTTCTTGCTCGCATTAACCAAACAACATCTGATGTTTGGGGTAAAGAAATTAGAAAATTAGCTCCTTACGGAATCAATGGCG